TCAATCAAGCTCATTACTGCTGTCCCGTCCGCACGCGTAGCATGTCGCAATCGACAATGCCCGGCGAATCGTTCGCGGTCTTTTCCAGATGGAAAAGAGCCTTGAGCGGGCCCGTTGCAGCCGAAATGTTGAACGTCGTGCTGCTGAGCACCTGCACGCCGTTTACGTAAAACTTCAAGCTCGCCGGATTGCGTCCATCAATGCACACAAACACCGGCGTCCCCACCGCGAAATCAAGCGTAGTATCGGTGGCGGCCACTTCGTTCGTGCCGTCGTCCGACTCGGCAAAAATGTTCAAACTACCGCCCATATCCAGATGGATGAAGGCGCTTTCCGTGATGCTGTCCGCGTCGCTGGCGTTCGTGCCGTTGGCCACGCCAATCGACAGGTCGGCAACGTCCGCGTCAGCGTTCGTGGCCACCTCGAACACGCCTTCCAAGATCCAATTCGAGCCGAGCGCGAACGACCGTTTCGACAACCAGTCAAGCTTTTGAGCTTCGTTCGTGGCGCTGAATGCGGCGTGCAACGTACCGCCCCGCGATACAATCGTTGGCGTGCCGGCAGTCAGAACGACAGCCGTATCGCCGCCGCTCGATTGCATGTCGATTTCGTAGACCGGCCGTACGTTCAGGTTCACCTTGCCTTCGGTGGCGGCCGCCGCGACATCGCCGACGGCCGTCCCCAAGAAAAAGTCCCGATCGCCCGCGAGAAGCGGCGGGACGCACGTTGCCGCATTGGCGGAGTGGTCCCAGTAGATTTCGGCACCGTCAAGCCACACTTGGCTAGCCGTCTTGACGACGTTGTAAATGCCTTCGGCCTGCGCGCCGACCTTCTCGCCGTTGGCGCAATCGACGGGAATCACAGCCGCTCGGCCGTCCCGCAATTGGACCACTTCACCGCCAGTGATGGCGGCATCGGCCGTGTAATCCAGGGTGCATTCGTCACCCTGATATAGTTCCGCTTCAGACATAATGAACTCTCCTAAAATGTTGGTTTGTTGGTCTGTTTGCTAGGTCTGGCTTACGCCGCGCCCTTGCTCTTGATGCCCGCGAGCGTTTCAAATTTGTCCACGCCAAAATCGTGGTAGCCACGGAATTGGATGCCGAGTTGATCGAAGTCCGCATCGGCAGTCTCAACCGTCGGCGTTTGCACGCCGTCCAGGAACGAGACGACGATGGGAGCAATTGCCGAATTGGGGGCCCGGAACAAATACCAAGCGGTAGAGCTGTAGCCCGTGTAGGCCGAATCGCTCAGCCACGGCACCACAACTGGCCGATACTTGCCCGCGTGAATGTTGGCTTCGCCAGCCTTCACCGCGTTGACGTTTCGCGATTGGTAGAGCGCCTCGGCAGTTGCTTCCAGTTCCGGCGGAACGAGGAGGATCGTCGGCGGCGGTCCGCCAACCCGCTTGCGTCCGTCATCGGACGGAGAACGCATTTCGCGGAACGCCTTGACGCCCAGCGAAAGCCCCACGCCATCGGCGCCGAGATTGGTCGTCGCGCCGCTGATGTAGTTGGAGTTGCCCGAAGTAAAGAACGACCCGTTGTCCAAAAACGTCGTCCAAAAGATATCGTTCAATTTCATCGCGGCGCCGCGACCAATCACGTCCCGCAGCGCGTCGAACGCGCCCAGGTCGTCATTGATGATGTCTTCGCGGGTGACCGAATACATTTTGGCATAGGTCCGCGCTTGACGGGTAAACGATTGCTCGCCCGTGGTGGCGTGCTTAATCCGTCCGCCCTTGGGCAGCAGTTCGTACGCCATGTCGTCGAGCATTCGATAGGACGTCACCTGTTTGAAATCCGGCACGCTCTTGACGGCCGCGATTTCGGTCCAAGCGTTGTCCTCCTGCATGTACCCTTCGAGCAGTTCTTTGTTCGCAATGTTGGACAAGATGCCCGGCAAGCTCAACGTCGAAAAGCCCGCCGACGCGCGGATGTCGCGACGCGGCAAAGCGTATTCGAGCGCCTCACGAAGGTTGCCAGTGTGAAGGCGTTCGCCCGGCCGGCAGGTCCAGCCGTTCGAAGCGGCGGCCATGATGACGAGTTGCTGAATGCCAAGACGGCCACGGAATTCGCGATGCGCGGAATCCAGCGTCTTCTCGCCAAACTGCTTGTCCAGGTCTTTTAAGCCGAGACGTTGGCACACAGCAGCCGCCAACACGTCGCCGTTCGTATCGCGTCCGCTGGCATGGATCGCGGGAGCGGTCGGGCGCGAACCGCGTACGATCGTCAGCTTGGCATTAGCCAAGATTTCGCCAGCCTTCGCCCGGTAGATTTCCGCGTTCCAGCGGCTTCGCGCGGCCTTGGCTTTCAGGTCGCCAAGCCCCTTGCGGGCGGATTTCTTGGCTTCCGCTAGCACGTTGGCGGGCGCGTCGTCTTCGATGGCGAGCAGTTCGGCATCCAGGCTATCGAGCGCGTCAGCGTGTGCCGCTCGAATGTCAACCGCATCCCACGCCGCGCCGGCTTGCATGGTGTCTTGGCTAGCGCCGGCCGCCATCGTGTCCTGCGACGATTGGGCCGCCATGGTGTCGGTTGGAGCACTCGGGGCGGTGCCTTGCAACGCTCCATAGGCCGACTTGAGTTGAGCGACTTGCTCAGCGCTCAACGCGTCCATCTGCAATCCAAGAGACGCAATCCATTCCTCGAAAGTCATAGCACTACCTTTCATTTGGGCGGCTTTGGCCGCAATCCTAACGCTCGTCGATTCGTCCGCACCGCGCGGCACGAAAGCTACCCCATACAGATAACCGGTTCGAGCAATCACTGCCGGCCCGGTAATAGTCTGTCCATTCACGACTGCCGTCTGTCCGCTTGGCAATCGCTCAATAACATCCGGCGTCACCTCGACCGACGCCTGAAACGGGAACCCGCCACCCGTCGCGCTTTCAACAATCTGATCCCGCGATTCGCTGGCGTAGCTCAGCACTCCGCTAAGCTCCAAGCTCGATCCGTCATTGCCGATGTCCGTCACATGGCCAACAGGATCTTCGCTGTCATGGTTGAGATTGGCGACAACGCTTGGCGCCGTCTTCAGCCCGCTCAAATCAATGACAATCGGGTCGTCGTAGCCGTCGACATACATCGGTCCGCCGTTGTAGGCGACCATCGAAAACGACGGCACCTTGCCGGCAGCGGCAGCTTTAATCGTCGGCTTTGTCTTGAGCCGCATACGCTTAGCCATTCGCGACACCTCGCTGCATGGCTAGTTGCGTCGCGCTCTGCGTCTGTGCGTTTTGCCGTTGCACGTCCGCTTGGGCAATCGAACCAATCTGATTCGTCGCGTTGAAGTTGGCCAATAGCAACGTCTCTTTGATCTTGTCAACCGTCACGCCATAATCACGCGCCATCGTTTCTACGGCTTCGTCGTAATCATCGCCAGCGTCCGCGTAGACTTGCCGCAGCGTCAACGTGCCATTTCGCAGCTTGACGTTGGTGGCACTGGCTTCAGTGCCGACGTCCGCGACAGGGTGATTGGGCCAGTCCCATTGATGCTCGGGGACGTCCCGAGGATCGCCAAAGCCAAATACCAAAGCCGCTTCACGCCACCATTGCTTGAACAGCTTGTCGAGAACGCAATCCTCGCAATCGGCCCGCTCGATGTCGACGCCCGTAAAGTAGGGTTGAAAATCCAACCGACCGCTGGCGTAATTCGACTGCGAACTATCGCAAGCGGCCATGTTGTATGGCATGTTTTTCGGTCTGGCCAATTCCGCAATCTGCGCCCGGTTGAACGAGTCATAGCTAGCGTTCGGATGCTGGGCCTGCATCTGCTCGGCCTTGTACCCCATGGGCAGCGCGGCCATCATTCGCCGCTCGATTTCGAGCGTAGAAAACGGGGCGACAGGCTCAGCGTCACCCGGTGGCATCTCGGTATACAAGAGCGCGGCAAAACTCGCGGCGGTCTCCGCTGCGCTAACCGTTGCTTCACGCCAACGCCGGCTACTGGCCCCAACTTGCATCGTGCTCTTGCACTCGGGCACCCCTCGATGTTGCTGCGGTCGGCGGCAGTGAAACCAGTGCAGCACATATCGAGCCGCCACCGGCTTAGGGTCTTGCCAGTAGACCGCCCATTGCGAGCCCGGATGCTGCGGCAGGATATCATAGATCAGCGGATTGCCGTATTGGTCGAACGTCACGCCGTCAATGACACCCTCGCGCCGATATGGGACGTAAGGCGTCGTCACTTGGTCGCATTCAATCATTACGACGTCAAGCTTCACCGGGTGATCGACAGACGGATTGGCGGTCGCGATGCCGAACGATTCGCCGTCCACAAGCTTGGCATGCGCCGCCGTCCACAGCTTACGCCGTAGCTGGATCGCCTTTGACCACTTCCGCCACTCGGCATTGATCCGCTGATTCAACGCTCGGTCAGCCGTCTTGACCGACAGTGTGGGCCCCAACCCGACGAGAAAATTGGCGTGTGTCTGCGCAATGCCATCCGCGTAGCCATTGCTCCCGGCTTCGTAGCGACTACGCTTGACCAGCTTTTGGCGAACTCCCTTGCTGTTCGCGCTGTCCGCATCGTAGGCGTCGACGTTGGCCCAGTAGTTTTGATATTCGACGCTATCGCTTGCCGCGTCGTATCTGGCCCGGATGTCGGGCTTGACTGGCTGCGCTCGCCTGCGGCCCGTATAGAGCGCCACGGAGTCGATAGCCATTAGCCACCGCCTTGTGGTTTGATGCGCTGAATGCGAATTCCAAACCCGCGTTGCCCGCTCGATTGGCCTGCGGCCTTAGCGGCCAAATACCGATCGGCTTCGATTTGGTCGCGGATCGATTGCGCGGTGACACTTTGCGAGCCGACGGTGACACTGGCCGGATTCTTAGCCGTGCTTTCGATTGCGTCGCTGATAGTGCTTGGCGTTGTCATCACCAGCATCTAATCCGACGATACCTAGCCGCGTCAAGCTTTCGTCGACGTCGGTACTATTAGCGGGATTGGGCGGTGAAAATTTCTCCGCTTCCGCCTCGATTGGGATTTCGCGCGTATGCAAAACCTGCTTGCAGTGTCGGCAGAATCGCCGACGCATCCGCTCGTTGCGGCCGCGAACAAAATAGCTATCCTCAACCCGCCAATCGCGGCATCCGCAACGCGGACACTCCCAGCCATCGCCGCCAGTGGCCTGCGATGCCAGTTCCCCGAGGGTCGGACGTC